CATTGACCATGGCATATGACGCCAAGGTGAATTATAACGATGTGTTCTTCCAGGTCCGTACTTGGGATGCGATTATCTATAACTACTTAAAGAAGAAGAATATAGTTATCCCTCCTAAAGAGAGATCTGAAAAAGATTCTCAGTACGCAGGTGCATATGTCAAGGAACCGATTCCTGGAAAGTATGATTGGGTGGTTAGTTTTGACCTTAATAGTCTTTATCCCCATCTTATTATGCAGTACAACATCTCGCCAGAGACCTTACAAGATACTCGACATCCTTCAACTACGGTCAACAAAATCCTTAATGAGGAACTGACTTTCGAGATGTATAAGGACTATGCGGTCTGTGCTAATGGTGCAATGTATCGCAAGGATGTCAAGGGTTTCTTGCCTGAGTTGATGGAGAAGATGTATGGAGACCGTGTTATCTTCAAGAAGAAGATGCTTGCTGCCAAGCAGCAGTATGAGAAGACGCCTACTAAGGCACTTGAAAAGGAGATCGCCAGATGTAACAACATTCAAATGGCGAAGAAGATTTCTCTTAACTCTGCTTATGGTGCTATTGGTAATCAATACTTCAGGTATTTCAAACTAGCAAATGCAGAGGCAATCACTCTGTCCGGTCAGGTATCTATCCGCTGGATTGAGAACCGGATGAATAAGCGTCTCAACAAAATTCTTAAAACTGAAAATGTAGATTATGTTATTGCTTCAGATACTGATTCCATTTATCTTAATCTGGGTCCTTTTGTTGATTGGGTATTCAAGGACCGAGAGAAAACTCCTGAGGTCATTGTCGATTTCCTTAATAAGGTCTGTGAAGTGGAATTTGAGCCTTATATTGAAAGTTCTTACCAAGCGTTGGCGGACTATGTGAATGCTTATGACCAGAAGATGCAGATGAAGCGAGAGAACATCGCTGACCGTGGCATCTGGACTGCTAAGAAGCGATACATTCTGAATGTCTGGGACAGTGAGGGTGTGCGCTATGCAGAACCCAAACTCAAGATTATGGGTATCGAAGCAGTTAAGTCATCCACACCTGCACCTTGCCGTCAGATGATTAAGGATGGTCTGAAACTTGTGATGAGTAGCACCGAAGATGATGTTATTAAGTTCATCGAAGATTCCCGTAAGGATTTTCTTAAGTTGCCACCTGAAGAAGTAGCATTCCCACGTTCAGTTTCTTCTGTGGATAAGTACAGGGGTAGCAATACGATCTATGCTAAGGGCACACCAATGCATGTGAGAGGGTCACTTCTCTATAACTTCTATATAAAAGAGCGTGGTTTGGAAAAGAAGTATGCCCTGATTAATAACGGGGAGAAGATTAAATTCTGTTACTTAAAGAATCCAAACCCAACCAGAGAGAACGTGATATCTTTTATTCAAGACTTCCCTAAGGAACTTGACCTTGCTCGATTCGTCGATTACGAAATGCAATTTAATAAAGCATTCTTGGATCCACTTAAAGTGATTCTGGATGCTATAGGTTGGTCTGTGGAGAAGAAAGTCAGTCTTGACAGTTTCTTCACTTGATTGATATAATAGACAAAACTCTGGGGTACAACTTTTTACGGAACATTAATGGAACTGCCTATCAACGACAAAGAACTGAATACTATTGTAAGCGCACTGCGATTGGGTGGTGATGCTGCACTTTATCAGAAGATGAAAAGCATCAAAGACATCAGGGAGCAGCATCCTGGTGGTGCGTATAAAAAAATTGCTCGTGAACAATTTGGATTTGTACTGTAATGGATTTATTAAAGGAAATTGTAAAAGAGATCGGAGATGACTACACAAAACTCGCATCCGATATTGATGACGCTGAACACTTTGTGGACACGGGTTCGTACATTTTTAACGGACTTGTTTCAGGGTCTATATTTGGTGGTGTATCTGGGAATAAGATTACTGCCATTGCTGGGGAGTCTTCTACTGGCAAAACTTTCTTCAGCCTCGCTATTGTTAAAAATTTCCTTGATAGCAATCCCGATGCTTATTGTCTATATTTTGACTCTGAAGCCGCTGTTAACAAGTCTCTACTCGCAAGTCGCGGGATTGATCTCAACAGGACTGCAGTTGTCAACGTCGTAACGATTGAGGACTTCCGACAGAAGGCACTCAAGGCAGTAGACATTTATCTGAAAAAAGCAACAGAAGATCGCAAACCCTGTATGTTTGTGTTAGACTCTCTTGGTATGCTGTCCACAGAGAAAGAGATTAAGGATGCTTTGGACGAAAAACAAGTCCGAGACATGACCAAATCTCAACTGGTCAAAGGTGCATTCCGTATGCTCACTCTGAAACTGGGACAAGCAAACATTCCACTCCTAGTAACAAACCACACCTACGATGTCATCGGTTCTTATGTCCCTACGAAAGAAATGGGAGGAGGCAGTGGCCTCAAGTACGCAGCGTCTACAATCATCTATCTCAGCAAGAAAAAAGAAAAGGATGGAACAGAAGTGGTCGGAAATCTTATCAAAGCTAAGACTCACAAGTCGCGTCTGAGTAAGGAGAACAAAGATGTTACGGTGCGTCTTTATTACGATGAGCGTGGTCTCGATCGATATTTTGGTCTTCTTGAGTTGGGTGAATTGGGAGGTCTGTGGAAAAATGTGGCAGGTCGTTATGAGATAGACGGTAAAAAAGTCTATGCCAAAGCAATCTACAAAGACCCCGAACAATACTTCACTCCTGAAGTGATGGAGAAACTGGACGTAATCGCCAGAGGTGAGTTCTCTTATGGTTCGCCTTAATGAGTTCGTTCGTGTTTATGATGATGTTCTAAGCAAAGAATCTTGTGAGACACTCATTAAAATCTTTGATAATAATTCAGATAAGCATGAACGACTTGACCAAAAAAAGAAACCTTCATTCACTCAGTTTAATCTGACAGCAAACTCTGCAGATTATACAGACATACATAATCTTTTGATACGAGAAACTCTTAAGTATCGAGATGATTATTATGAATTTACAGACAAACGTGTCTTCCCTGAATCACATGCCTTTGAGCAATTTCGCATCAAAAGGTATGAACCTGACGGGGAAGATATGTTTGATACTCATGTAGATGTATTAGATCATGCATCTGCAAAGAGGTTTTTGTCATTTATGTGGTATCTTAATGATGTACCCAAAGATGGCAGAACTGTTTTTGATGGTTTGACAATAGAACCAAAGAGGGGTAAACTGGTCGTCTTCCCACCCTTGTGGTTATTTCCACATCGTGGTGAACCAGTGAAAGAATGTCCCAAATACATTCTGAGTACATATCTACATTATAAGTGATGGAAAGAATTGAATCTACAGTCATCCAGAATCTGGTCTTCAATGAAGACTTCTCCCGGAAGGTTCTTCCATTTGTTAGATCAGAATACTTTGAGAACTACAGCGAGAAAGTAATCTTTGAGGAGATCTCAAAGTTTATTGTGCAATATAATAGTCTACCCACGACTCCTGCTCTTCTGATTGAGATTGAGAAGAGAACAGATTTGAGTGATGAGATCTACAAGCAAGCAGTAGACTCTCTCAATAATATGGAGTATGTGCCAAACGATAAGCAATGGTTGATTGATACTGCAGAGAAGTGGTGTCGCGATCGTGCTATCTATTTGGCACTTGTAGAATCTATTAGTATTGCAGATGGTAATGAGGATAAGAAAGGACCAGATGCTATTCCATCTATCCTATCTGATGCTCTTGCAGTCTCTTTTGATAATCATGTAGGACACGATTATCTGAATGACTATGAAGAACGATACGACTTCTACCATCAGACTGAGGAAAAGATTTCTTTCGACTTGGACTTCTTCAACAAGATTACAAAGGGTGGACTTTGTAATAAGTCTCTCAACATTGCTCTTGCAGGCACTGGTGTTGGTAAGTCTTTGTTTATGTGTCACGTTGCCTCTTCTTGCTTGCTACAGAATAAAAATGTTCTGTATATCACAATGGAGATGGCAGAAGAAAAGATTGCAGAACGTATTGACGCAAATCTTCTGAACGTCAATATCCAAGAGATTGCAAGTCTGCCACGTCAGATGTTTGAGTCAAAGGTTGCTAACATTTCCCAAAAAACTCAGGGCACTCTTATAATTAAAGAATATCCTACAGCATCTGCACACAGTGGACACTTTAAGGCACTTCTTAATGAACTTGCACTTAAGAAGTCATTTAGACCTGATATTATTTTCGTTGATTACCTTAATATATGTGCTTCCTCTCGGTATCGCGGAGGCGGCGCTGTCAATTCATATACAATTGTCAAAAGTATTGCTGAGGAGCTTAGAGGGTTGGCTGTCGAAGCAAACGTCCCTATCGTTTCTGCCACGCAGACCACTCGTTCTGGTTATGGTAGCTCTGATGTTGAGCTTACTGACACTAGTGAGTCCTTTGGTCTCCCTGCTACTGCTGATCTTATGTTTGCCC